GCCTCATACTCAATGGGAGGAATGTCAATCTGTGCCACATAGTATTTGCCGCTTTCTGCACCAATTACAAGAGCACCATCCTCGTCGCTGCATACATCAATATGCACGTCCCAGTCTTTTTGCCTCTTGGCAAGGTTGATTGTCAGGTCGTCATCAAAGCAGATGGATGTCTTTGTCACCTCATACCCGATTTTCGTACCCTCGTTTTTTTCGATAACTATCATACGATGTAACCTCCTCGAATTTTAATTTTCACGGTAACGCTTGTCGCACTTCCAGTGAAACCAATCTTGAAGCCATTGAGCTGCTTGTCGCTAATCTCAATTTCGCCATAATTGCCATCGCTGTCGGTGACTTCATACTCAACAACATAATTGAGCGTAGTACGCTTCGTCGCAAGGCTTACCGTTACCTCGCTGTTGTTGAACGGATAGTTTGCAGTGTTCTTCAACGTGATTGTCTTTTCCTCTGGGGTAAATTCCAGAACAATATCGTCGATGTCTGCCTCCGCAACTTCCAATCTGTCCGCATCCCTGCGAACTACCATCAGCATAAGCCTGTGCATCAGGTCGGCATCCTGCACACCAAATTCGATGTTATTGAAATTGGCAGCACTCATATTCGTGCCTTGCTGGATAACCGTTCCTGTCGGCACGAGTGTGATTGTGCCGTCTGCATTCTCCGTAACCTTAAACGTGCGGTCAGGGGTAACGCTGTGGTCGAGCCATAATGTCTGTTTGTACATTCCTTTTTCACCTCCTTATGCGGTTATTTCGTAGAGCGGAAATTCCCAAAGGGTGATAACGCCCTGCGTAGCTAATTTGGTAATGTTCTCGGTAATCTGCCCTGCAACGTCTCCATCCTTGTCAATGAGCCTAACGCTTGTAATCGTCAACGCCGCACTGTCTGTGGTCTGGCTTGTGATTTTCAGCGTATCACCGCTGACACTTTTTGCCGTAATCAGGGCATCATACCACGTGCCGTTGGCATAGTATTGAATTTTCTCAATACGTCGAAGCCAATCCTGTCGGACTTTTCCCATAAACGTATCTGTCCAGAACGCCATTCTTTGCACCTCCTAACTGTGGGCGAATGAAACGCCGCACGGAATATAATCGACCGCTGCTGCCGTGATGTCCACATCAGCCGCCGCATCTACAACGTTGTTGTCGCCCAGCTTGGCGACTTCGGGATATACACCCGCAACACGGTATCTGTTCAGGTAGTGCTTCCTGCCCTTGGAAACCGCAACGGCAAAGCTCTGCGTAACCGATGCCACGTAATAAATATGGGCGGGTATCATTCTGTCGAGAATTTGAATAATATCGCTGTAATATAGCGTATCGTTCTCGCCTCGCTCAAAATTGATATACAAGCAGTTATTTCCTGCCTCGTCACATATCTCAAACGAACACTCGGTGTCAGCTCCCGTGTATGCCCTTATTGTTTCTGCAATACCCTCACTGGACAACCTACCGAAACCCGCAAAGAAACTACGCACGAGCCTCCTACGCTCGTCCAGCGTTCTCTGCTTGTAAAGGGATAATCCAAGGAATTTTTCGAGCATTGCAATCGCTGTTTCGTCTGCCTTATCAACAAAGCAATCAGCAAATATCTTCTCGATGCCGTCCTGAATGCCATCCGCAAGCCCACCGTGGGAACGCAGGATAGCATCCATCTCGAACACATCCCTGTAAAATCGTGGGTAATAGGTAATCAGCTCGTCATAATTACACGCCCAGTACGGATTTGTAATCAATCTATCCGACATTTACCGTCACCCCCTCACAAACAGGAACGCCGTCTGCACCAGGGAAGATGTTTTCCGTACCTCCATTGATTGTCAGGTCAGAATAATCCAATACGCTCGGCAATCCAGAAATTATTGCACCAACCGCCGACAACCTCACTATAACGTCGTCTGCATCCTCATTTTCCAGCACCAGCTCCTTGAAATATGCCGCCAATGCTTCTGCTGCCTCATCTTCGGCATCGTCCACAGTGCTATCCGATGCAAGCTCTGCCGTGAACTCAACGACAATCGAAACACTGTCTGCTGCAACCGCTGTGAAATGAGCACCCAGATTGGCAACGCCATTGCCTAAACCATCCCCGACAACGTATGTCTTTCCGTCAATCTCCACTGTGCCGCCAGCATCAGCGGGGTCGATGTACTTCTGGACTTTTGTAACGGTATCGCTATCACAAGGCAAGCCATTCGGTGTAATAAGCACCGCCTTGACCGTGTTCGGACCATTCCACAACGGTGTAATTCGTGCCATTCCTACGTTGTCAACTTCCTCGCACCACGTTTTGTAGTGGTGCTTGTTGCCATTCTCTGCTGGTCCTGCGACCTTTTCCTGAATACGGCTTCGCAAATCGTCGTCGCTTTCCTCGTCAGTTCCCTCGGAATACGGTTCGCCAAACACGGCAGACGTTAATCCATCAATCGTGTTAACGGGTACAGCCAAATCGCCCTCGGCTATAACATTGCACTCCGTTCCCGCAATCTCCGCAACAAGGTACATCGTACCGTCTGCATCAGCGGTCGTGGTGAAATAATATCCCGTATCGTTGTGGAAAAATCTTGTGCCGACTGGCGGCTGTGTTCCCTCATAAACGAGATAATATTTTGCAGGAAGTGCCTCGTGTCGCTCCAAACCGTACTCGCTTGCCCTCATATCCAGATATTCGCCTGTCGCCGTAGCAATAAATACATACTGAAACACTTGGTCGAGGTCGGTGTACATTTTCGCAATCTGCAAAACAATTCCCGACACAGCATCATAAAAAATGCTGCCCTGTCTTGTATCAATTCCTGCTGGGGCATTCGCCAGCACTTCTGCCAGCAAAGCCTCGTATGTCTGTGCCTCAAACATTACTGTATCACCTCCTCGATGCTTACTGTTCCATAAATCGTATCGCAATCAAACCAGATGTAAGCCACATCCTCCACAAACTCAAACCGAAAGTTGAATACATCCAGAATACGTGTATCTGGTCGTAGGCAATCCTTGACAAAATCAGGGATGACCGCCTCGATATATTCTCTCGTGGCATCGTTCGTGGTGACGGCTTCCTCTATCTCACTGCCATACTGATTGTCGTAAATAAGGCACTTAAAACGGGGCGTGATAATCGCCTTTCGTATTGCCTGACGGACAGCTTCCTGCCCATCTACGAAACCAAGAATACGCCCTTTGTCAAGGTCAAGCCGATAGGTCTTGCTCGGCTTTTCTTCCTCATCCTGCACGGCATCTATCCCGATTGAGATAAATACGCTGTCTGCCATTTTCACCACCTCCGTTATGTCCTATCAAGGACGTAATATAATTTGCCTTTGTTCAACGATAAAACGTGAACTTTTTCGCCCTTTTTCAAGGCGTTGTGTACGGTCAGCGTACCTCCCGAAAGAGTAAACGATGCAAGCGGGTGGGAGTGTGTACCATTCCCGCTGTCGTGTCCTCCGTGGCTACCACTAACCGTTGTTGCTGCATTGAGCGTACCTTTTCCCACGGTATATGTTGCCGTGGTCGTATAATCCGTCAGGTGGCGGGGTACGATGGTAATACGCTCGTTAATAATCAGCTTTTCGTCATTCACCATTTGAATTTTAAGCGGGCTGGCTTGTATAACCGTTCCCTGCATCAACTCAACGTCAACTGGCTGCATACTTTGAAAAAGCTGTTTTAGGCTTGTTTCGCTGCCTTTTGCTTCTGCCATTGCTCCACCTCCTAACTGAATGTACCGTCATCAACCCAACCGTAAACCGTGGACTGCTTGTCGGTATGCACCAAATGCCACGGGTGTTTTGCACCCTTATTGGTGTACGTAATCTTCGCAGGACCAGCTTTCGGTGTTCCCGCTGCCGACGTTGCATTGCTGTAAGAATAATGCTTGCCGCCATTGAACTGGACAATATCGCCGACCTTGTACGTCTTTGTTTCTTGTTCTGTCTCTGTGGCAGTATCTTTCTTTTCGCTCGTCTCCGATGTCAGGTTGAGCTGCAAATTCATCGTGTGCATATTCCCCTTGAAAGTATGGCTATCACTATCGACGTAAAACGTCTTTGTCAGGTCAACGTGCGGGATTTTCACGAATACACCAACGCCAGAAATAACATCAGGCAAACCAATTACGTTATTGAGTGTCAGCTTCTTTTCCGTCTGCTTCCCCTCATTCAGCATCGTCTTTGCCAGTGTCTTAATCTGGGCTGTTGTCAGTGTTTCGTCAGGAGTGTCTATATCCTGCAATATGCCGATTTTTTTCTCCAAATCCGCATCGCTTTCCTGTGCCAGCACTGTACCCTCGTCCGACAGGAGCTTAATCCTCGTCTTGACTTTTTCAAGGCTCTTGGAATACTTATACTGGGTGATGTTTACGCCTACTTCCAACACCCATTGCAGCATCATTTCTGTTCGCTCTCGCAAATACAGCTTGCCCTTTTCAGAAAACACGTAATGCTTTTTGCCAGTGTTCTCGTAATCAAGGCTCAACGCATCTGCGATTGCATCCCATCCCGTTGTCTTTTTCTTCGTCAGGTCAGGGATGGTGTAACCCGTCTTTGCCGCACTTCCTACTGGGATGCTAAACCTACCGCACACGTCGCTGAATACCTCGTCAGCCCTCTTGTTCTCATACACGAACGTGTCTTTATTGTTCGAGAGGTAAATCCCAAGGTCGTATGCTTTATACGTGGCAGTCTTTGAGTTGCTGGCTTCCTGCCTCATAAAGATGCCTCGGAAAAGCTCCTTGCCATCATACGAGAAAACACAGTGATAGCCGTCCTCAATATCCACCTCGCTACGTGTGTGTTTATATCCGTCATCGTCCAAAAGGGTGATGGTTAGTGTCCTTGTAGGGCTTCCACGTCTCCCAGCCCATTTGATATTGTCCACGAGCTGGGATATTTCCGACCCTGTATTCGCCCCCGTTTTCATAACGATAAGGCTAATTTTACCCATACCGACACCCCCTTACGGCAACAGAAGCACTTGCCCAGCATAAATAAGATTGGCATTCCTGATGATGTTCCTATTCGCATTGAAGATTGTCGTGTACTTCGCACCATTCCCGTAAAACTTCTTCGCAATATTCCACAAACAGTCGCCCTTTTTAACGGTGTACGTCTTGGGCTGCACCGTGTTGTCCACCCTTGCGGGTGTGGTGGTAACATTTGCGACGGGAACTTCCGCAACCGTCTCAATCTTTACTTGCCGTGCCGTAACTTCTCTGTACTCTTTCAGTGTCATATCGAAATAAATCGTTCCGACATCGCCGCCCTGCTCGTAGTAGCTAAAGCTCTCAATCGTGCAAAATGTGCTTACGCCCATCTGGGTAAGAACAACCCTTACAGGCTTGTCGCTCTCCACCCACGACTGAATTTTTTTAACTGCATCCAGCGGGACTGGCAACGATGAAACACTTAACCCCGCAAAGCTGCCCACAGGGAAGAAACTGCTAAACGAGAACTGGTAAGCTGGACGTGCTTGCTTTATCACAATTTCGCCCAGCTCCACCACATTCACGCTACTGTTTTTGCTTCCAAGTGAAACGGTAAACTTTTCGGGAAGTACGGGAAGTCGCAGCTTTTCCTTTTCCGCATCGTGGGTAATCCACATTTGGTAGTTAGTATTCATAACTGTAATCGCCCTCCTCGTACAATTCGCTTGAAATAATTTCCGACAGAACAGGCTTCAAATACTCATACAGGAAGTCAAGCATTGTCTCTTTATCGACCTTGCCGCTGCCCGTGAGTTCGATATTGCCTCTGCCAGCAATTTCAAGAAGCACCTTTTTCGTGCTGCTCGTTTCTTCGTGGGTAGTGCCAGTGTTTCCACCAACACCGTAAAAGCCATCAGGCATAACGCCCTCGCTGCTTCTACCTCCAACAGCATTTATGATTTTCTGCGTTTCTGCCGCAGGAAATACCGTGCTGCCGCCCGCTCCGACAATAAGCTCTGGTCCTTCCTCGCCCGCAACGAAAACGTCCGCTGCATCGGTTGTACCGTCAGCATTACCCTCAATGGTAATACCAACACCGCCAGTCGATGTGGTTTTTAAGGCACTTGCCACCGCAGATGCTGCTGCCTGTGCTGCACTTACAGCACCGCTCGTGCCATCCTTAATGGCTTGCGTATATGCCGCCATTGTCTCCTTGGCTGCTTCTGCCGCATCAGCCTCCATATTCATTCCCTCGATAGTCTCATTCAGCTTGCCCTCGATTTCGGTCATCTTCGCATCGAAGTCTGTTTCCATCTTTGCAACATTCTCCGCAAACGTGTCTTTCGCTGTTTCAACCTCTTGGAATGACTTGTTGAAGTCGTCCACAAAAGCCTGTGCCTCGGAACTCTCCTCGCCCAGAGCCTCAATGTTTTCGATAATAGCGTTCAGGTAACCAGCACTTTCCTCGCTACCATCGGACAAGGACTGTATAAGCCCCTCATCCAAGCCATACTGTGCAGCTTTTTGGAGGTTTTCTGTGTACGTGTTCAAATACTCAATCTGGCTGTCAAACGCAGCTTGCATATCTGCGATGGAAAGCTCCGTCTGTGCCGCCATATGGTCGAACAAACCTATCTGCCCATCAATGCTGGTACGTGCAGCTTCATACGCCGTATCGTAAGCCTCGCACAGCTCGTCAATTTCAGCCTGTACGCTTTCCAATGCTGTTGTTACGGCATCATCATAGGAAACCGTTGCGTTGGCTGCTTCCTGCTGTGCATTTGCAATGTCAGCATAGTCTGCCTCAATCTCTGCGATAAGAGCCTTGTTTTCTGCCATTGCAGCATTAAGCTCGTCCAGAGCATCCTCGTATTCGTTGGTATTTGTTGCCCACATACCAAGCCAGCCAGTCTTGTCATAGAACCATTGGTCGGAAAGGAACGCTGCGTTGTCATCCGCTTCTCGTGAAAGTCGCAGATTTTCCTCCGCTTTTGCAATTTCCTCTTCGAGATTTGCCTGTTCTTTCAGCAATTCGATATATGTCTCTTGCTGTTCAATTCGGCGTTCTTCCTCGGCTTGTGCCTCGGCGGCTTCACGGATTGCTGCAACCCATTGCTCGGTGTTCTGCGTTACATCCTCATACGAGAATGCAAGGTCAGGCAGCATTTCGTTCAATTCCTCGACGATTGCCTTAATCTGCTGTTCGCTTCCAACAACGTCACCATTTACATCGCACAAATCTTCCAGCTTCTGGATAAGGGCAAGAGTGCCGACCTCGTTCTGGTTGATTGCTGTCATACTTTCTTCGTACCCAGCAACCAGCTCCTGATGGCTTTCGACCATCGCCTCGACCTCTGCCGTAAATTCTTCCACCGTCTGTTTGCTTGCTTCGTAACTTTCGGTTAAATCGTCGATTTGATACTGCAACCGCAAGGCTTCCTCGGAAGTCTCACCATACGTAGCACAGGCTTCCTCGTACTCGGTGTTCAAATCCTGCAACTGGTAATACTGCTGCTTGGAAACGTCCGTCAGCTTTGCTGTCTCATCCTCTGCGTTGGACATCATAGCGACCATTGCTGTACCAGCCGCCACAACACCAGTGATTGCAAGGGCAACCCATCCAATCGGACCAAGAGCAGTGTTGAGAGCAACGCCAAATGCAGTAACCGCAGGTATCGCCACTTTCGTAACAAATACCACGCCCGTAACTCCTACCACGACAACGCCCAGACCTACGCCCACGGCTGTAATTGCTTTCGTTACAGTAGGATGCTTGTTCAGGAAATCGCCTATGCCTGTAATCAATCCAGCAAACGCTGCCGAAACTCCACTGACTGCTGGCTCAACGGCATTTGTGAATGCGGTGTTCATACTGTTGCTTGCCTTTTCCCACTTTTCGCCAAGGCTTTCGCCAGCTTCTGCGGTCTTTGCAAGCGTTCCGTCTGCTGCATCCAGCGAGCCAGTGAATGTATCAATGGAGATTGCTCCGCTTCGGATTGCATTCACCATATCTACGCCAGCACGACTGCCGAATGTGTCAACTGCCAGTGCCGTTGCATCTGCGGCGTTCTCCATCTCTGCAATTTGGGTAATCACATCACGCAGGGCTGTTTCAGCATCCAAACCGTCCTCGGAAAAACGTGCAACTGCTGTACGCATAGCCGTAACTGCCGTTGTGCTGCTTATGCCGTACAACTCAAAATCAGCAAGCATTGTGATAGCATTGTCAAGGCTCAATCCCAGTTCTTGGAACGATGCCGCTCCAGTGATAAGGGTCGAACTCAAACCATCTACCGATGCACCAGAGATTTGTCCAGCATACGCCACTTTGTCCATAACGCTTTCGACTTCGGTTGCCTCTACATTCCATTTGTTCATTATCTTGGTAAGATTTTGAACGGAAGTAACAGCGTTAGTGCCTGTTATGTCTGCATAATCCATAAACAAGCCCGTAACCTCTGTCAATGTATCGCCAGTCAATCCCATACGGGTGTTAATTTCGCCAACCGCCGCTGCCGTATCGCTCAAAGCATCATCATTCGTTGCAAACGCCGCCATTGCACTTGCTCCCAAGCTGTCAAGAGCGTCGCCTGTTGCACCAGTCGCATTGACAATAATCTTTTCAGCCTCGCTGTACGCATCCGCAAGTCCGTAAACCGCTTCTGCAATCTCATACACTTTGGCAGTGATGCCAGCCGTCGCAAGAGCCGTGGAAATACTCTCGATTGCATCAAGTCCGCCCTTGCCAGCATTCTCGGCTTCCTCGCCAGCTTCCTCTGTCGCCTTGCCTAAATCCTCTGCCGACTGACTTGCCTTGTCGTTGGCTTTGTCCAAATTCTCTGCTGCCTGTGCAGCATTATTTGCCGCAGCTTCCAACTCATCAAGCCCTGCCGTGCCGCTCTCCATCAAAGCATTGTACTGGTCCATTGCCTCCTGTGCCTTGGCTTGTGCTTCCTCTAATTCCTCAAAGGCTTGTGCAGCACTTTCCGTGGCTCTCTGCAAGGCTTCTTTTGTCTCTGCGGAAACCTTGTCGTTGTCGGCAATTTCCTCGGACATTTTGTTGGCACTTTCCAGCACGTTCTCATACCCTGCTGTCGTTTCGCTTGCTTCCTCTACCGCTTTTGCAAGGGCTGTGGAAGCAACCTCGCACTGTTCCAGCACTTGGTTTTCGGCTTCTAACGCATCCGCAGTTTTATATCCCATCTCGACAAGCTCTTCTGTCGAATAGATAGCCTCCATAGCGGACTTGTCGTAATTGCCTACCGCATCCGTCCAGTAGTCGGTCTGTGAGGTCGCTTGACTTACCGCATCCCCTAAACTACCCGCCGCAGTCGCAACGCCGTCTGCCGCCCGTGTAGCCGCGCTAAAAGCACCATCTGCTGCACTCTCTGCCTGTTCCCACGTGCCTACGGCATTTTCGCCTCGGCTTGCAATAACATCCAGTCTGTCGCTCATCTTGTCGATAAGTTCAAAAACAGCGGTTAAATTTGCCATATATCGTTTACCTCCTTTCCGTCATAATAAAAGCGAAATGAGAGGCTGCTTCCCGCACCCTCTCACCCTCATTCGCCATATACTGCCGTTACTTCTTTGTAACAGCAAACGCATCCAGCCTGCACGGGTGGTCCTTTTCCCATAGCTCACTGGCAATGTAAAACAGTTGCCGCTCCCGTGGCATCTCTGCAAAGTCCTCCATACGGAGATTGTGCCTCTGCCATAGGACGTGTGCCCAGTACTCATTACTGCCCGTGCGGCTGATTAGTTTTTTGCTTCGTCAATCGTTTCGTCGTCGGTCTGCCCATCCATCATACCGAGTGCGGTAAGCACAGCACGGGTAACGTGGCTATACTCATCAGCACGGGAGAATACAAGGGTAGGCATATCGGTAACGTCTGCACACTTGTAAAAATCCATCAGCTCCTTGTCTTTCAGGTTGGGATATACCAACGCTTCGACAATCATATGACGGGTGGCTCTCGCATTGTCCTTTTCGGTCTTGAATACCACCTCGCCATTGGCAATATAAGGCTGACCCTTTTTGTCAGTGGCAATAGCACGTTTACGGTAATTGTTGTTGATTTTGGTAATCTCGGCTTGGCTCAACACACGAATTTCGAGGTCGATAACCTTTCCGTTCTCATCAACAAAGCTGTCAGGACCAGGTACAGAAACGACCTCGTCCTTGTGTTCACGCATAAAATAATTCAGGTTTTTAGCCATAACAGTTTAAGCTCCTTTACAAAATTTTGGTGTATATATGGGAATAAGCCCCTGCTCCAAATAGCGGGGCAGGGGCTGGGTGTTAAACGATGTCCTTTGCGTTGAAAGAAACGGCATCATCAACAACGTTGCCCTCGCTGTCCAGAGCAGTGAGAGGAATATCGCCAGTGAGTACACAGCCTACGCAAGTAACTGTGTCTGCACCATTCTCGGCATAATAGTCGCTGTTCGCATCATCCATAATGCCCTGAATGGTAAATTCAGGCGTGGACTTACTGTCCATATACTTCTTGATTGCCTCTTTCAGCCAAGGAGTGCTACGACGGCGGGTAATCGTGCCAGTGATGGCATAACCTAACCAACGGGAGCTGGGAGTGCTCTCGCCGAGCTGCTTGCCAGTCCATACATCAGGCGTAACCTTGATTTCGCACTTTACGCTGTCCATACACTCCACACCGTCAATAAAGACTTTACCCTCACGGAGTGAAATGGGATTTTTGTTGTATTCCATCATAGTTCAGGTCCTCCTATCTTATCGAGTTGTAACAGTGAAGAACAACTTTTCAGCACTGTCCACAGGCTTAATGCCTACGTTGAAATAGGTACGGTCGCCAGCACTGTTCTCTCTGTCAACGAGGAAGTCGTTGTCATAATCAACGCTGTCGATTGCACCAGCCTCCGCATACACTTTCAGCACACTTCTTCCGATGCCCTCCATCACGTCCCAACCAGTGCTGTTATTATCATACTTGTTGGGAGGGAAGTTGAGTGCAAGGCTATCGTGGAAGCTGTCAAGCACACGGATAATTCTGTTCTTGCAGTAGCTTTCGCCCTTACCATCTGCAAAGGTAACAAGGGAGTTGATGTCATACTCAACCACAACGTTGCCAGCCTCGGAAACAGAGAAGAAAAATTCACCGTTCTGGATAGCAGCAACGGCTTCCTCGTGGCTCTTAACACCAACAACGGCAGTCGCTCCATCTACCTGACGATAGGTGTTGCTCTGCACGTAGGAAGCTCCTGCGGTCATACCAGCAACAAAGGCAGTCGCCTGTGCGTTGGTAAGCTCCACATCATCAAGGGCATAGGAATTGGTAACGTTGATAATACCCTCGTAATCGCCAGCATAACCAGCGACAACCGCCTGTACCTTTTTGCCCTCATTCTCTCGCATATACTTGATTTTGGTCTTTACTGCTGCAAGGATGGTGCTGTCAGTAACAGGCATCGCCATAGTGTTGAACTTCACACCGTCCGCTGCTTCAAGGAAAGCAGTAATTTCGGCATTCGTGGTAGTGCCACTTGTACCGCCAGTGAGCGTAACACCAGCAACAGCGGAAAGGTCGCCGTTTGCGGTAAAGGTGATGTACTCACTTCCTGCAAGAGCATCCGCACTGGTAATACCCTCGTACTGCTCAACCTTACTGCCGTCAAGGTAAACCTCCACATCGAAACCGCCAACGGGATTTGCTACCACATTGTAGGTGAGCTTGTTACCTCTCGTGCCCTTATACTTGGCAACAGCGGAAAGACCACCGCCAGTGCCAGTTGCCGCTGCCGTACCCTCTGTGCAAATATACACAATAACGGTGGCAGCATTCTTGAACGCTTCACGAATGAGCAGCATATTGCCAGCCGCATCATTATCGTAAACGCTGTAACCCAGCTTCGCACGTGCCGCATCCACCGCACCGCCATTGAGTGCAATCATCTCGCCCGCAGGACCATAATCGGTGTTAATAAGCGGGATGATGGCAATACCTCTGGCAGCACCTTTAATGCTTGCCTGTTCGGAGCTGATAAAATTGACATAAGTGCCAGGGCGTACCTTGCCCACAGCCTTATCAAAAGTGCCTCCTGCCATTTATTTGACCTCCTTTTTGCACCATTTCTCGATGATGCTCTTAATTTCTTCGACGGTATATTCTCCCGTCATTCCAGTTGTCGCCCCCACGAACACGACTGTGGGAACTCCAAAAAGTTTTCGACAATGTTTCTGCAACACATCGAGCGAATATTTTGGCTCGTTTGCCGCAGTAGCTTCAACGGTGTCGCCCGTTTTCTGCTTTGCCATATTCTTTTACCTCCTTGAAATAAAATCCCGTAGAAACGATTTTCACGCATCTGCCGAGTATTCAGGTTGTGGGTATTCTTCCGTATCAATGCTGACCGATGCACTGGCAACGGCTGTCGAGCTGACTTCCGTATAAACGTCGGGATTTTTCCAGCCCTCAACCTCCCAGTATTGCATCTTAATCGCCGTATCAGCATCATACGGTCTGCGGCTCACCCAGTCCACAGTAATCTGCACCACACCCGTGTCGATGGTTTTGATGCTTGGGTCATTCAGACGAAGTTTCTCGCCCGTATATTCTCCTTGCTCATCCACTAACGGCACAAGGTTTCGCCCTCTTTTCAACGCATCCAGCACAAGGAATGCCCTCCTGTGTGCTTCCTCGGTTGTCTCGCACATAACGTTGATATACCAGACGTATTCACTCGCATACGTGCGGAACGTCTCACCTCGTGTGTTAATTTCGGGCTGCGGAAAATACATTGCAGGGAACTCGAAGCCCTCCTGCACATCGTAGTAATACGGCTTTGGATTTTCCGCATAATGCAGTGCAAATCGCATAATGCTTGCAATCTCTTGTTCAAGCATCATCATCCATCGCCTCGCTTTCGCTATACGCTAAAATAGTTATCAATCCATTGCTGCAATTTCGCTTCCAGCAGTGACGGGTACATCTCGTTGAGAATACGCAATGCACTTTCCCAGAAATGTTTGCCTTGCACCCATTGCTGTTTGAGATACATTCCCGTATCGGCTGACGGGTCGTAAATAAACTCGTCTCCGCTCCACGTTCCTGGCACCCATCTGCCGCTTTGACCTTTCGGATTTGTCCAGTGTCCGTCATTCACATAGCCAGCATAGTCAATATTCGTTCCCACCTCCAACGTCAGCCCATCCACATTGAGCAGCCACACTCCGTCCTCGCTTCCCTTATGGAAACTGTTGAGCAGTAACCTTGTGTTGGTAACCTTTCGTCGGATAATCTCATCTTCGAGCACACGTAAAAACTCATTGCCCAGCCCCTCCAAAAACAGGGCAAGCTCTCGCTTAAAGTCTCCCTTTGCAGCTCTACTTAACTGCCCGAAGAACTCCCTGTATTCGTCAAGGTTGAAACTCACATAATCGCCCATTACAGTGGTTTCTGTGCATCAGTACGTTTGATAAACACAAACAGATGATGCCCTCTCACATTTCTCGGCAACTCGGCTGTATAAGCATAACCCGTGGACGGCTCCACAATTTTATCGTGAAGCCTTATATCCGTGCCAATCGGCAGAGTGAGCTTTATCTTCGCATCATACTCGTTCGCTGGCTGGTTTTGCTGTATCGTGTAACTAAATGACTTTACGCCAAAATGACAAGGAACGCTTGCCTCGTCAGGCTCATTGGGGTACGACAATGCGGCAGGGGAGGACGGTAAGCCATAACTCTGCTGCTGGCTTCCTTTAACAGCGTGGTAAATATCGCACGTGTGGTTGAAAAAGCCCTCTATGCTCATTTGGTCTTGCCTCCTCTCACAGTTTCCGCATCCTCATTGTAACGCCAGACTTTGCAGCGACCTTTACATACGGGTCGAGCAAAATCTTTACGTCAAGACTGTCTATGCTAATATAGGCATCATCGGACGTATAGGAATAGTCGTCAAACGCCTCGCTTTTCATTCTCCTGCCGCCACTCCTTGCATCGGCACACGCATTGTAAGCATACGCTTCCGCAAGGAGGATGACGGCAGTTTTAACGGCTTCTGGAATTTCATCGGCATCGGCAAAGTCGTTATTCGTATAAGAAATAACGTACTGTTCGGCTCTGGAAATATCCACTTGCAGCTTGCTTTCAGTACGGTTGCACACTTGGGTGTAATCGCTATACGCAATCACTTCCGCTGGTGTAACCCAAGGTCTGTTTGCCATAATGCCGCACCATCCTTTACTCGCCTTGAAGCTCCATCATAGCGGCACTGCCACCATTGGCAATGCTAATGGCTTCCAGAATATCTGCCTTGGTCTTGCATCCATCCAACGAAATGCCATTTGCTTCGGCATAAGCAGTAAGCTCTGCTTTTGTCATATCGGAAAGGCTTTCATAATCAGGAACGCTTTCGCTTTCTACAGCATCATTCTGAGCAACCTCCGCAAGCTCGCTGTAAAGCTCAAAAAAGCCCGTAGCTACGGCTGCATCTGCCTCGGCTTTGCTCTTTACCTCCACAATGGGATGCTTCTGTGTAGCGGTGATAAATCCAGTGTACGAGCGACCTTTGATTAGCTTGACCTTAATCATTGTTCGCACCTCCTACACCTTAAATCGCTGCCAGACCAGTAATAAGAGCGGCTGCATCCAGTTCCTCAACAACAGGGTCGAAGTCGAGATGGCATACATAGAAACGCTTGTCCTGCATAATGGCTTCCTTGCCCTCCACAGTCTTGCGGATTTTCACATCGTATGTGGTAATCTCGATAAGGTTCTTCGGGTCGGTGAGTATAATCTTGTCGTCAGGCATACTTGCACACTGCACAACAGGGATTGCCGCAGGGTCTTGCACTCTACCGTCAGTGATAATACCGCCATTGGAAACGGCACTGTTCAGGAGGGTGTAAATCCAATCCTGATAACGGTGAGGAGACATAATCCAACGGAGCTTGCCATTGTTGTACTTGTTAGGAAGTGCCTTTACAGCGGAATAGAACACGTCAAGGCTCATCGCTCCGCCATTCACAGAGGAACGGTCGATAACGTGACCGCCGTTAGCAATCTGCTTCAACCAACCATCGTTGATTTTGAGGAAGTCATAATCGTCAGCACCGCTATCGGCAGCACTATCGGAGTTAAGGTCAAGGTCCTCCAAATCAATACCGAGCTGGGTAGTCATAAGGTTGGTGACAATGCTCTCGAAGTTCTCGCCCTCGATATTCTCACGCAAAGTCTCTTCCGTAATCTCCCAAGGGAGACGGATAGCGGTAGTTGCGTAGGTAATCTGGTCGAACTTCGGATTTGCACGATAACCATCGTCGGTGTTCTCCACTTTCTGGCGAACAATTCTGCTGGAAATACCAATCTTGTCGATTTCGCCAGTCTTTGCAGTTCTCATCTCGTGACGGATGAGAGGACGGAGGCTTGTAGCCTCAAAAGTCTGCTGGATAAATTTACGAGCCTGCTCCGCATTGAGCAAGCCATAGGTAACAGAGGCAGTGTCGATAACAGCCTTTTCAATTACCTGTCTGTTAGTAATACTCATTTCTGTAATCCTCCTTGTTTAATTAAAGAATACCGTGGAGAAAATGCTTCTCTACGGGCTGGGTGTCGGAATTGCTGCCGTTATCATTCATAGCGGTAGGAACTCCACGTGCTTTGAGTACAGGGGCGATAGCCTTGGCAACTGCATCTGCCACCATCTCCTGCACCATCTCCTTGGAAACAGTGTCAGCTTCGGGAGTATCATCCTTGGGCTGCTCCTGCTCCAAAGCCTTTGCGACTGCGGATGATACAGCTTCCTGTACCATCTGTTCAACTTCTGCCTTGGTCACTTCTTTGTCCTCCTTGTCATCATCGTTATCCGTATCAGGATTGTCCTTTTCGTCATCCTGATTATCGGTGTCCTCATCGTCGGTTTTGACATCCTCAAACTGGGCAATGAATGTACCCAACGTTTCGTAAATGCCCTGCAAGGTTGCTCGGTTAGCACCGCTCATCTTCTTGCCCGACTTTTCCACTTTCTGCGGCTCATCTGCTGCAATCATCTTTGTAACAGGCTCACCCGAAAGCAGAATATCCTGAATAATTGTGCTGAACTCCGTTAGGGCTTCCTTGACCGTTTCCTCATCGGAAGCAAACTGTGCCTTGTCGGAATACCAATCGTATTTGCACAGCACATCCTCCAGCGTGTAAAACGCTTGCCAGAACGCACTGCTTTTCATACGCTCATTGTAGGTGTCGGACATTTCGCCCTTTTCCACAACGTCCATACCGAACATCGCTGCCAGCTTCTTAAATACGCCCTTTTTCTCGTTCTGCTCTGCCGTGTCGTTTTTCTTCACAGCATCAACCTTTTCGACATTTTCCAAGTCTACGTCCTCCTTGCTATAATTTCCAACACCGCCCATTGAAAAGCCAGTGATTTCGCCCTTTTCGATGGCATCCCAGATGTTCTGGTCTGCAATCTCTACCGTCATAAGCCAAGTGCCCTTTTGGATTGTCTCATCGCCAATAGAAAAATCGGCTTTCGCAATCCAGCTCTCGACCACGGTTGCACCGTCCAAAGGCTCAAACGAGTGCTGCAAATCAACCTTGCTGCCACTCTTTGCAAAGTAGTATGCCGCCTTTGTAATTTCTTCCTCGGTCATAAAATTGCCGTGGGCATCTTCTGCCAATGGCTCATATACAACACCAGTAACAAAGTGGTTGTCTGCATCCTTACGCACAATTCGTCCGCACGTGGTAAATGCCGCCTGTCCGTCCTCTGCCTTGGTGATAAGGAAACTTTTCAGGTTGGCTGCCTTGTCCACAAGACTAACGAACTGGATTTTTGCGTTCGTGATTTCGTATGCTTTCTTAACGTCCATCTTCTCACCTCCTCTCGGTTGGGATATATAGAAAAAGAGCTGCCAGCAGCTCCATTTCACAAATCGTTATTCGTCATCGATACCAGCCTTGGCTCTGTTTGCCTCATCAAGCTGGCGTTCCCATTCATCGTCCATATTGTCAATGGCTTCTTGCTGTAATTTCTGTCGTTCCTCCAAAGGCAAGCCCAGAACATCCTCGCTGACTACTGGCTCACTGATACAATGGCAGTTGATGCTTTCCTCTGGCGGTAACAAAACGTCTCTGGGGTACATCGGGTGATAAATCTCTCCGTCTGCTCCCGTCAATTCGTATGGCTCATCCACGTTCACGACTTGCCCGTCCATATCGACGTGGTTTTGTCGTGGCTCATTCTTGTAACTTCCTGTATGCCTCCACAGCTTTTGAGATACGGCAGGGGATTGCATAAACGCCTCCTGCTGGGCAACGCTGTGTGCTCTTAATACCTCTGTAACCGATACCGTTCTGGCTCTGTAATACTCATCACGGATGCCGCTATCGAGTATGTTACGGGTAAACGTGGCAATATCGTCGCCGTTCTCCAATCCTTTTGATAGGATTTTCTCAATCTCTTTATGGCTGTTGAGCTGCATAACGTCGCCAAGGTCTTTGCTCCAGCTCTCAATCCACGCCGTCGTCTGCTTGCTTATGCTCTCCAACGTCAACTGCTTGTCGGTCCTTTGTAGATAAATCTCCACAACGTCAGGCATAAACTCCGACAGCCTTTCGGTAAATACCTTTGTCAGCTTCCGTGCCGTGGAATCGTCCAGCATAACCCCCGCCCATATATCGTCGGCAAAGGCTTCAAGGTCAACTGCCTTGTCAATCTCTTTCAGGAAATAGTCTGTTTCGGCAAGTAATACCTCTGCCACCTCATCCTCGATTTGCTTTGCCGCTTTCAAGGTCTTTTTGCTGGCAGCATATCCCTCGGCATCCAGAGTGTCCGCAAGGTCATCATCTTTTTTGGCGATATATGCGTCAATGGCTTTTATCAGGCTTTCGCATCCTTTACACATCGTCAGCCCTCCTGTCCTTGCTTCATCTCCTGCAACAGTCTCTTGATTTGCTTCAATACGGGAATAATGTCATCGTCGTTGTTGTCCTTGGCTTTTTCAATGGCTGCTGCCATACTTCCAAACAACCCCGCAAAGCCCTCTGCACCCGCCGTAGAGCCTTTTGAATAAGCAAGGGGTATTTCTCCCCATTCTTCGGGATAATCCTCGGAGACCTCGCCCAAGGCTTCGAGAGCAATCTGCTTTGCCTTGTTCGGTGTCAAACCTCCTGCGGTATTACAGATGGTGAGTATCTTCACAAGGTCATCGGGGTTGCTGATGTCAGGCTCTAAAAAATACGCCTCCACATACTGGAAACCAAATTCGTTGAGCAGCTTGTTATTGATAACCCACGCAAGGGATTTTCTTTCGGGCTGGAATACCTGTTTTTCGGTAACCTCCATCGCCGTCTGTGCTGTTGCTCGGTTGAAGTCTGTCGTATATCCTACATACAAATCGGGCAAAAGGAACGCACTCTGCACTTTACGTCTGCCGTTGTCAAGGTAACCCTGAAACAACTCATCTGTCTGCAACATCCCCGCAAGGTCTTTAATCTCAATGTCGGGATGCTTCTCGCCCTCGAAATCAAGAGCATTGTCTGTGCTTTCCGTTTCCAGAATAATAAATGCGTGTTGTCCTGCCGCACCCTTGATGTCATTCATATACGCCTGTAACTTCGTGAAACTCTCATCGGTCAACGTGCCGCCCTTAATCATAATCATAAGGGGAGTGTGTCTGCCGTTCTCAAAATAATTATTGTTCAAGAACTCGGCTTTTCGTGCTCCATCTACCGACAAGACTTGTCCTATCCAGCGGACTTCGCCGTATGGCTCTGTGCCGATAGGAAACTCAATAATTTCGTTTGCCTGATACTTCACGTCCAGACTTTCCACATATTCACCGCTGCGACTGTCCATAATTCGCTTGTCTCCAAACTCTTTGAAATAAACAGTCTTGCCGCCGCTCTGCTGTCGGTACTTCATAAACTTTTTGGGGCGTTTCTCGATACGTCCCTTGTACCAGAACTCGGCATCCTGATACGGCTCTAACGGTCTTGTCTTTGTCATTGCCGCTGTATCTTTTACAAACTCAATCTGGGAAACCTCACCGCCAACGTTTCGGATAACTTCCAAATAAGCGATGCCGTATGTCTCCCTCGCCTCGATAATATCCTCGAACACCTCCTTGGTGTCCATATCAAGGTTAAGTAATTCGATAAGCTCCTGTGCTCTCGTGAACTCCGCTGCCATCTCTGGCGTTTCGTCCACGTCCTGCTTGTACCTGATACCAATACCAAAGCCAGGAATGTTGTTTCGGTATGCCCTCGCACACTGCGGGAGGATTGTGGACTGGCTCACCATTGTTTTAAGCCCTCGCATATCAAAAGGAGGGGTAAGCCAATCGCCAGCATTTCGTGCCTCGTCAGGATTAAGCTGTGTGGGGCTTAATGCCTTTTCGACGATTGCATTCCTCGGTTGCTCTGCTCCCTTAATCACTCGTACACCCATCGGCTGTGGCTTGGTTGTTTTCTTCTCACTCATAACGCCACCCCCTTATGTACTCGCACTCGTCAAAGCTGGGTGATTTTCCAGCTCGGCAATTACTTCGTTGATTTTCTCTATGACAGCATCATCCTCCGTCATACTCTTTACGGCTTCCAGCATCTCTATAATGGCTGCCATTTCTGCACCGCTAATCGTGCACACACCGCCATCGTAAACATCGGAAACATTAAAAGCAATCAAGGTAGGGTCATTGAGATAAATATAGGCAATCTCGTCCTGATAATATCCTATCTCACCGTCAGAGAACATCGCATAGTAACCGCCATCGTCTGTGCCAACATCAACACACACTTGGGAGAATTGTTCCGTCCTATCGCCGTCTGCCGCCTCTGGCACATCTTCACTGGTACTGCATCCAGCTAATGCCATAACAAGCAAAACGGCAAACAGCAACGATAAAATTCTTTTTGCTGTTCGCATCATTCTTTGCGTGCTCCTTTCTTCTTGGTTTTTACTGGCAAGCATAACAAAAGCAAACAGTCAGCCTCGTCAGGGCTGTTTTGTCCTCTTTTCTTGACTTCCTTTTTGCTCTCAATTCGCAGCTTGCTCTGTTCCGTAATCACATAACGTCTTGTGGAAAGCTGTGCCACAAGGTCGTTATCGTCGGGCAATATCAATTCACACGGCTTCTGGCTTCCGTCGTCCTCATCATACGTTGACAGTAATCTCTTAACGACAGACATCATATACGTCGTGCTATCGTAATAATGCTTATGCTGAATACGCTGTCCGAACTTCACAGGGATAACGTCCAGCCACCAGAAACGTTCTGGGTTGTTCCTCTTGATTTGTCTCAATCGGTCAACAACGCCACCACCTACGCCACCGTCGTCCACCTTTACAGGGATTGTGTCTTGCCAGTTGTATTTCTTAATCAACATTTCGCCACAAGCCACAATATCGTCGGCAGTCCTCATTGTGTCCTGCCCTCTCCGCTTCTTGTAGAACTCCACTTTTTCATCGACCTTGTAACCGATGCAAGTCTTATCATCTCCAAAACGTGCAATATCCGCACCGATATGGAGCAAAAGCGGGGATTTTCGGGGAGAATATTCTGTCATAATGGACTGTTCGCATAGCGACAACGGGATAAAAACATCGTCCTGTGCTAACGGGAAGTCGCCCGCTACACGCACTCGGAATATATCACTGTCCTCGCCATACATATTGACAATCATATCGACATAATCTTGCGACACTCTTGACGATTTTCTTCCGTCAATGTGTATCGCCTTATAGCTGCCCCTGTTCTTGTTGTGGCTGTCATAAAAGAAACCGCTCAACTGGGTAGGGTTGCCGCACATCAAAAGTCTTGCACCCGCTGTTGACAACGAGCCAAGTACAGGCTCGAATATCTTATCATCAACGCCCGATGCCTCATCTATGATGTACAGCACGTGTTCGGCGTGGAAACCCTGCAAAGCATCTGGCTTCGTGGCTGTTCTCGCAACCGCAAACCATTCTTCGGGGTGTCCTCTCATATACAGTTTTTCGTGTGTCCAGACAAGTTCCTTTTCCAGCAATTTATTGTTACGTCTCCATTTGTTCACCTCTGCCCAGAGAATGTCAAATAACTGGTGCTGAGTTGGAGCTGTACAAGGAATTTTCGGAAACGGTCTTGTCAGCATAAACCAAATTAAAGCCCACGCCTCGACTGCACTCTTGCCGACACCGTGTCCACTTCGCACAGATGTCATTTGGTTAACGACAAGGCTGTTCAATATCTCTCGCTGGTCTGCATCAGGAGTTGCCCCGATAACATCCTCAACAAAAGCAACAGGATTGTTCGCATAAAATTTTATTGCTTTACTCGGTAGCATCGTCATCGCCCTCCCGTCCTTTTTCATACGCTTCGAGAATGGCATCCACCAAAGAGCCTGACTGCTCCTGTGCGGCTGCTGCCGCTGCTGCTTCGACTTCCTGTTTGTGCTTGAACTCCTCTTTGCGTTGCTTCAATTCCTGTTTACGCAATTCCGTCTGCGGATTTTCTCCCATAACATCACGTAAAAACGTGGCTGCTGGTACGCTTCCTGCTGCGGCTTCCTGTACCATTGCCACAATGACCGCCATTTGGTAGGTCGTATCTTCCTCGGCTATTCCCAGCAATTTCATTTTCTTGGCTATCGCCTTGGATGCTGGCATATCCATAAGCATTTTTGCAGCACTTTTCATCGTCCGTTTTTTTCGTCTGGTGGCACCGCTGGCGATACCACCCTTGCGGGCGATTTCTCGTACTTCCTCCGTGCTTCGGCTCTCAAAGCCTTTGCCCTTTAGATTTTCCTCATTCGCCACCGTCACCACCTCTCAATCGTTATTCGCAGACGATGTTATGCCTCAAATAAAGCATACGTCTTTGCGGTCTTTCATTGATTGGCTGACAAACATATTCGGTGCTGTCATCCTACACGGGATGTCGCACATCTCCATATTTGTACCCGCCGCTGCCTTTTTCTCCATAATGTCATCATCGAGTATATGCCCGACAATCTGGTATGGCTTATGGCAGCAATACATAACCTCGCCTCGCTCATTTATTGCAATCTGTGCCCATTGTGCGGTGCAATCCTTTTCCCGCTGGTCCAGTAATTGCCACTTGAAATTGAGAACTACACGGCTGTCCTGTTCCGCAAGCTCTCGTATAACCTCCACAACCGCCGCTGCTTCGGTTTTCTTTTCTTCGGTGGTATAATACTTGCCCGCCGTGCTTTCAAACGGTCTAAACGAAATGTAGTCCACGTCAAGGTCTTTGTTGGCTTCATAGAATTTCCGCACGTCATCTACCGACTGTGCCAGCCACTGAATGCCCAGTTGCGTTTTCGGGCTGTTCACTCTACGCCACGCCGCATATTGCCTGATGTTCTCCTTGACTTGCTCGTACTTCCTTACGCCTCGGCATCTCTCGTAACTGTCCTCGTCATAACCATCGAGAGATACTTTCAAATAGTCAGGCTTAAAATACACAAGGTTGTTGAAATTGGTATTGATACCATAATGCAGCTCGTTTTCCTCCAACCAGCTTGTGATTTTCTCAAAGTCTGGGGCAAGGGTAGGCTCTCCACCTCCCGTCAGGATAAAGCCGAGAACGCCGATAGAACGCATCTTATCTGCGTATGTGATAAACTCATCGGCTGTCATCGCTTTCGCCCCGCTGTCCAGCTCCCACCGCCTGTAAGTGCAATATGGACATTTGTTGTTGCAGTAATTCGTTAGGAATATATCTGCTGTAATTGGCTTTTGCTCTCCCACAATCCTATCGAGATGGGAGAACATCTTATCGCCAGCAATACTACTCATTGCTCGTTACCATCCTTTCGATATTTTTCGTTCAAAATCTTCGGTGCACAGCTCTCCCAATCTATCCGATGATGTATTCTTTTATGCTTCGTGTACATCATCCCGACCTGAACGGCTGACGGCATACTCATAATCGCATAAAACGTTTTCAGGTACGTGCCGCCCTCTTTATATGCACTCGTCATACCTCCCGACAATGATTGTGTCGGTAACTGGATGACTGCAAATGCCGTAAACGTCAAAAACAGATGCCCTCTGCTACTTAACGTTGTGTAAGTAACGACATCCTCATTCATCGTCCCTCGGAACTGTATCGGCTTATCGGTCCTGCAAAAGAAACTGTTCATAGCCTTTCGCAGTAAGCCCTTTTTGAAATTACCTCCCTGCACACCTCCAACAAAGTCGCCACCTTGTGCAAACGCTACGGTGTCTGCTTTGCTCGTGTCAAGGAAGTCCAGCATATCCTCGAATATACGGTCAAAATCTCTAACAGCTTTATATCGCAACGCTGTTCCGTCCGCATATCGGTAGTCAATGCTCTTGTAATCATCATCGAGCATCAGGAAATACGTCAGCCCAAGCTCTGCTGCTATCCTCCAACTTTCGTTACGGGCATATATAATCGCCCTGTGGTCGTTGAAGTTGTCCATTGTGTCGGCTCTGTCGTATGCTTCCTGCTTATTGAACACGATTACGTGGTCTGCTCCGTAATTCTTCTCGTATAACTCCCTTTGGTCGTCCTCGTCGTCAATAATCAAATAATATCGTCCTGTATATCCTCCACGTTGAAGCGTTTTCATCGTGACCACATTGTCTGCTCGTCCGTGTGTCAGGATAAATACAGCAAAATCATCACGCATTCGCTTCACCTCCCGCTGCATATAGGGGAACTGGGGAGGCACAGTCTCCAGTGTGAGCTTGGAAAAATCCTTGACGTTTTCCGTGTCCACAATACCCCCCCCGAATGGTATGTAGAACTTCCAGAACAGATTTTCCGCTTTCGATGCTACCGTCTTTAAGTAACTATCGCTGCACGTGCTTCCGTTCTTCCTGTTCCTCTTGATACTCATTTCTTTGCTGCATCTTACCCACCAGAGTTGGCATTTTGTTCCTGTCTTTTCCAATCTCTCGAACAACTTTTCCGAACAAATCTTATCGCCCTCTAAAACGATGTCTTTTCCTTTCGGGATAAGGCGAATGACTTGCTCTGCTATCTTCGGAATGTCTTTCCGTGATACTCTGTCTGTACCTTTCGTTCTGCTACCCTCAACAATGTATTTGCCTATCAAATAGCAGCTATCGCACTCCGCAACTGTTATTAAGTCCCTGAACTCTTTTAACGGCTGCCCGTGGATAAATTGATTGACAACGAATGATGTCTTGCCAGCACAAGACGGACCTACAATCAGGTGTATCATTCTTCGTCTCCGTCCTCCATCATATCCAGCACATCAGCCATCAGGGTGGCATAACCATTTGCAATGGCATCATCAACGTCGATAATAACGAGTGCTGATTTTTCCATAAGCCGCTGCATCTCTGGTGTTGCGTGTGCATAATACTCGGCAACATTCCTGTAATTGAAAACGTTATGTCTTTTCGCCGCTTCAATCAGGAACGCCTTTTCGTCATCGGACACGGTTGACTGCTCAATTTCCGCAATCAGCTCTTGTGCCTTTTCCGTGTCCAGCATCTCATCAATGGTCGGACATTCGCCTGTAATCTCATACTGTGGAATGTTTACTGCCAGCGTGTATTTGTCGTCTATCAAATCATCGCCCAGCTCGCTCTCGCCATCAAATCCGAACAGGCTCATATCCAGATTAAGAATTTCCTCCAATTCCTGTGCCAGAAGCTCCGCATCCCATAATGCCATTTCGCCCGTCTTGTTATCAGCCAAACGGAACGCCTTGATTTGTTCTTCGGAAAGGTCATCTGCCACAATGCAAGGAACTTCCTTTATGCCGAGGTGCTTTGCAGCCTTTACTCTGGTATGTCCTGCGATAATCACACCATCGGAGGAAATGACAATCGGCACTTTGAAGCCAAATTCTTTGATGCTCTCCGCTACATACTGCACAGCATCATCATTCTGGCGGGGATTTTTCTCGTAGGGGATGACTTCCGCTACGTCTTTATAAATTATTTCGATTTTGCTCATCGCTCTCGCTCCTATCTCCCCAAAATGGGGCATTTTGTCGTATAAAAAAGCCATCGCCTGTGCATTTTCGAGCATAAGCGATGGTCGTGTGCCTGAATATCATTTTACAGCATACATTATACCACACTTGAATATGCCCTGTAAATGCCCAAAAAATGCCCTGACTTACTCGTGCAGCTTTTCGATACCCTCTACCCCGAAAAGGAGCATTGTCAAATCTTCCACGGCTGCATCAACGTCCTTGTAAACGGTCCTTTTGTCGATATGCTCTCTCTCGGCAATATCATCTGCCCGTACTCTCACATCGACAAGGTAGAGTGCCTTAATAACACGCCAGTGCCTTTTGTCGTCTGGTCGCTTACTCCTGTTGCAGAACTTCTCATATTCTCCGAGCATCTTATTGACGTGCCTCATAATGATTTTTGTCTTTTCGGATGACTTCTTGATACTATCCACAAACACGGTGTCAGAATATCCCTTTGCGTTCATCATAGCCATATAGGCATAAAATTCGTCGTTTATTACATCTTCCGATTGCTCCTCCTCCCAGACGGCATTGGCATAATGACTGTTCAGGCTACGGTAATGCTGCAACAGGAGCTTTGTATTTCTCAACTGGCGATTATATACCTCGCTACGGCGTTTCTCCCGCTCTCTTTCAATCGCTTCGGCGGCAGCTTTCGCTCCAATCTCTGCACCCTTTGCTGCACCAATTTCGGCACCAAGCTCGAACGCCTTTTTGATTTTCAGGTCATAATCTGCCAGTATTCCTTTTTTCAACTGCTCAATAGCAGCTTGTACCATCTCGTCTGCTGTCATTTTGTCTTTGCCCATAATATAAATCGCTCCAATCTTTTATTACGGCTGTGCCGCTTATTTTTCCCCACCTCTCGGCAGGAAGTCTATGACACCCCGCACCTGATGTACCCTGTATTCGGGTATATCCGCTGGTGTCAGGTATTTTCTTCCGTATCTCTCTTTCATTTCTCGCCATACCTCCCACGGGATTTTGTAAAAACTATCAAAATCAAAGGAAACCAGTATAAAGCATTCTGCTCCCAACACCCGATGTCTTTCCAGTGCCTCCATCTGCTGTGGCAATACAACCGATTGCTGTATTCTATCGGCAGAGGTGAATTTTGCTTCAAATACCACCGAGCCGCCACCTTTTAACGTTCCTTTGAAGTCTGGCTGTGCTTTTTTTGTGTAGCAAGCCAAGAATTGCCCTTTGCCATTACTATGTCCGAGTGGCTTCATCGCCTCTGGCGTTTTGTCTATCTCTGCAACCCCAGCCTGTCGGTATTCCCGACAGGCTGCCTCAATCATCTGCTCGAAATATTGTCCTGCGGCTCTATTCCTTGCACCTGTAATGGCTGCGTTGTTCGCCCTCATCCGACCAGCCCCTTTTTCTGGGCGTATTCGGCAATTTTATAGGCTGTTGCACCTTTAACCCCTTTACACTCACCGTTGGCAAGTCCATTGAGTAATTCGGTAACCTTATCGCCCTGCTGCTTCTTGTCAGGCTCATTCTCCTGCTGAATAACCTTATCAGCATTTACTTTTTCGTTCATTCCTTAACCCTCCTTGTTAGGATTGCTGTCGGCAAACTCCACTCGGTCAGCCTGAATTTCTGTTGCCTTTCGCTTGTTTCCATCTTTATCGTCGTAATTACGTGTACGGATTTCGCCCTTGACGATGACTTTTCTGCCCTTTGCCAAATACTTCGACACAAACTCTGCCGTCTGTCTCCAAGCTACCACAACAGGGAAGTCTGCATCATCATCTTTCGTAGGTCTATCCACTGCCACAATAAAGGTGCATACAGGCACATTATTCGGGGTGTAGCGGAGTTCGGGGTCTGCGGTCAATCTGCCGCTGATAATAACGCTGTTCATTCTGCTTTGTTCCTCCTTGCTTTATCTTCCAGTGCTTCCAAATCCATTGTCGCCTCGCTCCGTTTCTTCCAGATGTTCCACAACCTCCAATTCGTCGGGGATAATCACAGGAAGAATAACGAGCTGGGTAATCTTGTCGCCAGCTTCAAGAAAAACGGTCTGCTTTCCGTGGTTATACAACTTTGCAACAATCGAGCCTGTATAACCGTAATCAATAACGCCCTCGGAAGTAATGCCGCGCTTCACATTCAGCCCGCTTTTACTTTTCAGCATTCCTACCGTGTTGGGAGGCAGCTCAATATGTACGCCAGTATCAATCGTGGCTGATGCTCCCGCCTTTATTGCTACATCATACGGTGTCATTAAATCCAGCCCTGCATCGGTTGCGTGTCCTCTCATGGGCATTACCGCACCGTCATCGAGTACAATTTTCATCTGCTGTCCTCCTGATTTTTCTACGGAAATGGCATCCCTCTGCCAGTTCCTCATACTTAGTGTTGAGTAGGTCAAGGTGCTGGATAATTCCATACGGTGTCAGGTCGTACTTTTCTCGAACCTCATCAGCCAGCTTTCCGTTTAATTCCTCAATACCGCATTCGACTGCTACGCTCATAGGCTCTGCCGTGCCGATTGCATATCCTAACTGCACTTCGCAATATTTCAGCACTCGGTTTTCGTCCAGCAAATCCCTCGCAATTTCTCTCGCCATATACGCAGCACTTCTGTCCACCTTGGTTGGGTCTTTGCCGCTGAAAGCTCCACCTCCAACGGGGCAGTAACCGCCGTACTGGTCGCACACAATCTTTCGCCCAGTTAATCCACAATCCGCTGCTGGACCTCCAAACGTCCACACACCAGCAGGATTGACCGTAATCTTTGCACCGCCTGTGTTTAATCCAGCTTGCTCGAAAATACTTCTGACGTGTTGCTCAATCTCCCATACGCCGCAACCCTCTTTATGGCATACGCTGACGAGAATTTCAACGAGGCTGCTTTCGTCTCTCGGCTTGTCAAGGTCAACCGTTACTTGGCACTTGGCATCGCCTTTGAGAATATCCCCGTTTTGCACATCTTCCTCGATGAGCCTGATAACTTCATTTGCCATTGCAAAGCCATAGGGGAGATAAGCCTGTGTATCTCTGCAAGCATAACCAAACATAATGCCTTGGTCGCCCGCTCCCAATTCTTCGCCAGACTTCACACCTCCCGCAATTTCAGGGGATTGTGTGCAAATCTGCTGGATGACTGTCTCCACCTTATAACCCAGCTTCTTGCCAACTCTCTTGGCTACCGCTGCATAGTCAACTTCTGCCGTTGTGGTAATCTCTCCGCACAGAATAACTGTCGTGCCCTTTACCATACATTCGCAAGCCACTCGGCTGTTTTTGTCCTCCATCAAGCAAGCATCCAAAATTGCATCGCTTATCTGGTCTGCATATTTGTCTGGATGGTATTTGCTCACCTGTTCCGTAGAAAATAATCGCATCGTTTTATGTCCTCCAATCTAATTTTTGCCCACACCATTTGCAGTGTGGTATATCAATATTACCGTGGCTCTGTTCGTGCCTGTCCAGAAACCTATTGCAATTCGGGCAAACGTAATACGCTCCTGTCTCACTTCTTTTCGGCTTCTTTTCCACACGTAATTGCAGTGCCTCCATACCCATTCGGCAAGCCTCGTTTACTGGCTCAATGCTTTCGTAATGCTCCCGATGCTCTGGGTTGAGAATTTCTATCGCTCGTTCATACGTCATCGCTTGTCCTCCTATATGGGGCAGCTATCGCCGCCCCTTTTCAGTGTTCCAGTAATCAGTTATCAGTGCTTCTTGTAATAAGCGGAGCGGAAACCGACGCCCGCGGCCGTAATCGCCCGACCAAGGGCCAAGTGCGTATAGAACACTCCCGCATACGTACCGTGGCTCCAGTAGCCGCCACGATACGGGAAACATTCGCCCTCGCTACTGTCAATGTAACAGTATGCGTTCGGCTCTCCTGCAAACAGTGCCAACTCCTGCAACCGCTCGGACTTGCAACAGATTTTCACGTTCTCCCATCTTGTTCCGTCATAATCTTCGTTGATGTTCTCGTTTGTCGTAAAGGTGATTTTTCCATCCTCGACAGATACCTTTACCGTCTTGCCGTTCTCATCATCCATAAGGGAAGCCCAGTCGTCGCCAGCTTCGGTCAGGTCTATATCCATTGCGGCATCATTATTGACCGCCGCTTGAATTGTACCGTCAATAATTCGCAGACCTCTTACCATCTCCCAGATGTTTCCGCAAAGGTCGTGAACGCCTGTCGGCTTGTGGTTATGTGTCCAAGTGGCTGGACCACTTCCTGTCAGGGTAATACAAGAACTGCCCTGTGCCAGTGTTCCGTGCTCATCTCTGTCTGCGTGGTATTTTCCACTATCGGTGTTACCGTGGGGTAGAGTGCCATTTTTCAGGCTGATATTTGCCAGCAATCCCCATTCGGCTGCTGTCATCAAGTGCCAGCCCTCGCCCTTACTGAAACACGCTGCGGCTGCATCATCATTCGTAATATCTGTCCACGGCTTCTGCATCGGCAACGAATACGGCTTACCGTTGATATTGCAGTTCTGGTACACGGAAATATAAATCTCGTCATATACCTCGCCACCAATCACAAATGCAGGGTGGGGCTTGTTGCTGCCACCAAACAATTCTGCATTCGTTACCCTTGTGAAACGGTGCATTATGGAGGGAATGCCAGCATCGTCATAAATTGCGACGACATCCTCCCTGACACCATCCACCACGGGAGGAAGTTCTGCCAGCACCTTTACAGGCTCTTTGTTACCCTCTTTCGGTGCTTCGCCTCTCAAATAGTCCAGAAAGTCTTTGCAAATTTCCTTTGCGGACCAGTCCTCGCTCTCAACCTCGAAAGCAATTTTGTTATCGGCTTTAATTGCGATTTTTGTCATCATCTTTCAACCTCCATCAGCAGTGATATTCAAATTTTACAAGCCACTTGATTTTCGCCTTTTTCTTCTGTTTCAGGCGTTCCTGTGTAATCTTCTTGTCGTACTCGCTCACTCTCGTATCAAACGAAGCGATACGCTCCAGCGTACTGGCTGCTCTCAAATCCGTGCAGCATAACGGGCATCGTTCCCCTCGCAACCTATCTTTGTTCAGCTTCGAGCCACAACACGAGCAACCTATATATGCCGCTTTCTGTGCGTGTACCGAATGAGCCTTTATGTACTCGTTCTTTTTCTGTACCAGCTCTGCAATCTTTGCCCTGTACTCGGTAATTTTCTTGCTGTCCTCAACTCCCGTAAAATCGAGATATTTCACAGCAATACCATCGTAATCGTGCTTGTCAACCTTTGCGATGTATTCCTCTGCATCCTGATACGTGTCAAATATCTGCTCGGTGGGTACTCGTACCCTGTCCGTGCCGTATCTATCTCCGTTGTGCTTTACATACTCCATAACGTCATCCGTTACCTGTTTGAGTGTCCAAGTAGCGGGGTATGAGTGGTGCATTATTGCGTGTCCCATCAGTCATCGTCCTCCCAATTCGTAATAATTTGAATTATTCTAAATATCGCCGTCAGTGTCTTTTCGTTGTCCCTGCGGCTTGTTTTCTCGTACTCATCCCTGAATTTGCTATCGCCCTTTTCAAAGCACTGGCACATAAAGCCCATATCCCAGAACTCGCCTTTATCAGGGAAGTCTCCATATTCGTCAAGCTGAAACTCGGCTGTATCAAGGATGAGCCGCTTGACCTCTTCCTCGGCATCCCTTGACCGCATATAGTGATTTCGGAGATTGTCAAGGTACATCAGCTTGTCCTCATACGTGTACGCCTTGTTTGTGCATTCGGTAAACACCTTAAAGCTGTGCTTCACTCTTTCCTCGAAGTCGTCAGGCAAGTGCAGGGTGTCTATCGCATCCACGTGTGGCAGCTTAATAATCATCGCCCTGCCTCCTTGTCCAGTAACGCTTTCAGCTCTCGCTCATATTCAGCCCTTGTTTCACCCTTTCGGATGCCCACCATAATCGACGGCGGGGTAGGCATTACCTCGTCAAGAGGTCGCCAAAGATGCAAGCAATTCGGCATATTATTTACGTATTCATCCTTGCGTGGGTGGTACTGCACAGCCACCTCATCATCGTGGAAGAACATATTTTTGAGCCTGCACATCTCATCCCACGTCGGGGTGTGGCTTCTCTTATACGGTGCAACGCTCACGTGCTCCCATCCACCGCCCCAGCTCCAAATAACAGAGCCGTATGGCTTTGATGTGCCTCCCCAGAATATTTGTCCGCTGCCTCCATCTGCTGCCGTGTTAATAATCAGCAAATTCGGGGTGTTTCTCAATTCCTCGTTGTTCTTCATCCCGCAACCTCCTCGTCCGTTCCATACATTTCGTCCAGCTTTTCTGCATTGTCCAGAATAATCGCCTTTGTTTCCTCGTCACAGCCCGAAAGGTCTGTGCTACCCTCTAACACCTCTTGGGGATTTTCGCCGCAGCCAACCGCCGCCAAATCGCCAAGGTATCGTGTTGTTGCCTCCTTGATTTTCTCCAAAGTCGCCTCGGCTGACTTTAACTTGATTGACAGGGGAGAATAAGGATTAAGTTCTCTACGTCTTTTGTTCAGAACGCTTATTGCAAACGATATGTCATCGGTCTGCTCAAGCTCCTGCATCGTCCATCTTTCCACTCGTTACACCTCCATTTCGAGCAGAGCCGTTTCCAGCTCGTTTAACATCTCTTGTATCGCATCAGCATCATCAATCAATGTGCGGATGCTTTCAGGTACGCCTCGCTTGTCTCTGCTTTCAACCCACATTTCGGCGTGTTCGTCAGCATCAAAGTCAAGTGCGTACTGACTGACCTCTCTTGGAATGTCTATGCCTTCCACCGTGAAGAAAAAATCTTCGCCCGCAGGACTATATTTGCATATATCCATACTGCCGTCGTCTGCATCTTCACGCACCGTCCAGCCCAGTTCCTCCATTTTGTCGATTATCGCTTTTCTTTTCTCATCCATCGTCCACACCTCACACGTATTTTGCATACTGGCTACTGATACCAGATAGCCATTCTTCGTCCACTTTTTCCAGATACGTGCTCCACGCACTTTCGTAGGAGTTCCACCACCAACCTCTGCTTTTGAGTGCTACCATCAACTGTCGCTGTGGCTTCATAACAAACTTGATATAGGCTCTATCTCCATATCGGTACGCCGTCAGGTTTTCGTCCTCGAAAAACGTCTCACGCTTCGCAATAACCAGCTTGCCATCCTTTGCGGCAACATACAGCTTGTAAAGGTTGCTGTTTTTTCTCCACTTGTATTTCGGCTGCAACTTTTCAAACCACTCGACAAACGCATCGGCATCCAGTGTCGCCAGCTTCCCAAGTTGCCCCGTAGGGTCAAGCTCTGGGCGTTCATCGCAAAATTGCACCATCTTGATTGCTTGCTCCAAGTCAGTGCGTTCACTCTCGGATTGCTGCAACTGTCTTTCCAGCCCCTCAAACCATTCGCAAAACTCTGCTGACAGGCTCATAATCTTATCGCCCTTGTCCAGTTTTCGGGAATTGTATTTCGCTGGTCCTGCAACCATTACGGAAACGTGTTGTGCCTCATATTTCAGGATTTCGCTACGCTTCTCGTAAATCTTATCGAGCAGCTTTCGCTTCTTCTCGTCGCTAATTTTCCACCCAAGGACTGTATTGCAATATGCTATATAATCCCTGTTGGCAATATCTCCACGCTTGCCATTGAAGCTGTTGTAATTAGCCTGATGTATCAGGTCTTTGTTTAATTCCTTTATCGTTAAATCAATCATCGTCTGTTTTCCTCCATCTTCGTCACATTGTGCCTCGTGCATCCTCCCACGCCATTGTCAGGACTTGCGAAACCTCTCGCAGTCGGCTTATAATCGCAACCGCTTTCAGGTTGTCATATCCTTTCGGTGTCAATGCTCGCACAATATCATCGCTGTTATAATTGGTCGTAATTATCGTTGGTCGCATACCCTCGTATCGGTCATTCAAAATCGAATACAGGGTGCTAATGCTCCAATCGGTGCATTGTTCTTTTCCAAGGTCGTCCACAATCAGCAAATCAACTTGCTTGTAAACGTCAAGTATTTGCTTCTCGGAAACCTCCGCACGGTCAAAGGCTGACTTAATATCCATCAGCAAATCGCCCGCTGTCTTACAAATCACAGGCACACGCTTTTCGGTCATCAGGTACATAGCAATCGCCGCTGCAAGGTGTGTCTTTCCTGTGCCGTTCGTTCCCTCTATGTAAAGCCCTGTGCCGTCCTCCTTGTGCTGTGCAAAGCATTCTGCGTAGGTCTTGGCTACACGGAACGCATTTTTTCGGGCTGGCGTGTCGGTCTTGAAGTTCTGGAACAATCTCTGCTGAAACCTCTTATTGATACCACTCTTGCCGAGCAGCCTATTGATTTTTGCCTGTTCTCTCTGGAACGCTTCCAGCCGTTCCTGCTCCATCTTCCGCAATTCCTGTTCTGCATCATATTCAGCCCACTTTTTCGCCGCCTTTTCACAATCACAACGCTGTGGATTTGGATGCCAGAACATCACCGTATCAAGAAAAGCAATCCCCTCGTGGTGCAGCACTTTACCGCAGAACTCGCAAACCTCATCAGGTGGCTGTGGGTGTCTCAACTTCAAGCCTTTTTTTCTTGCCTCTTCCTCGGTATATACGATGTTATCACGTGCGGAAGCCTCCTGATGGCTTGAACCCTCCTGCTGCTGGGGCTGCATTACCTCCCCGATTGGTGTCAGTGCCATTTCCGTAGCCTCCTCTCTTGCTAAATTCCTCGTTCACTCGCTCAACGACCCAGTTCAGGATTGCCCTGTAATCGCTGGCGTACTTCTTGTTGTTCGCTCCCTTGTAATTGTCCAGCACCTCAATCATTCGCTTGGTCTTTTCTTCTCCGTGCTGTGATACAAGTTTTTCGTATTCTGCTTCGGTCAAAGATACAAACTCTGCATATTGCACCTTTTTGGGGGCAGTAGGCTTTTCCGTAGCCTTTTTTCTGCCCTTGCCCTTACTCTTTACTGGCTCTGCCTTTTCCACCGTTTCTGGCGGCTCGGACAGCTCCTGCGGGGCATCCTTTGGTGCATCCTCATCCGCAAAAGGCTTATTTGGCATCGGCGTTGTTCGCTTCGCATACATTCCAGCAAGGTTGTCCACCAATGTCTGGCACCAGATTATTCGTTTTTCGCTCCATAATTGAGCATCAATCTTGCCCATTTCGGCAAGCTCCTGCAATATATCCGCAGCCACCTCATTTGTAACTTTTGTCAAAGCAGTCAGGTACTTCATATCGGCAGCTTGGGAACAGTCGTAAAAATGTCCATCGCTACGGCACAGCAATTCGAGCAGCTTAAACCAAAAGGCGTAACCATCATTGCCCCAAGTGTTTTCGAGAACAAACTTCGTCCTGCTGTCTCCCACAAAATGCGGGAAATATTCTGCCGTCTGTTTCCTCAATCTTCCCAACTGTTAGCACCTCCTTTTTACTGGGGATATTCGGCACAATCCGCACCGAATATCCCCGAATTGTTACGCATAAATCACTTTGCTGCCGTCCTGTGTCTTTACAATGTCCACGCTCTGTGGGAAACGGCTTTTCATTGCGGGGTCGTGAGTAATTGCCATTACTTTAAGGTCGGCATATCTGTTCTGGATTGCTTCCAGTGCATCACAATACGCTGTAACGCCCTGTGCATCCAAAAACGGAGGCTCGTCAATAAACAGGAAGCCAAGCTGAACGCCAGCCTTTGTGCTCTTAATTTCAGCAAGGGCAAGGATAACCGCAAGGGCTGACTTAACCCTCTCGCCGCCGCTTCGGCTCATATAAGGCAATCTGCCCGTGATACTGTCGTTGATGATAATATCCAACGCCGTAACCTCTTTTTTGCTGTTACTCTTTAAGGTCTTTTCCATCACGAACTCGACTGACATCTTGCCGCCGCTCATTTGTCCGAGGATATTTGTTGCCGTGGCTTCAAATACAGGCACAATGCTGCGAACAATGTTGTGCGGAATGCCATCCTGCGAAAATGCCTGTTTCAGCATTTCAAGGTCTGCCGCTTCCTGTGAAAGTTCCTCGGTACGCTTCATAAGGTCTGCCGCTTCTGCTCGTTTCTTTTCAGCTTCATCCCTCATTCGCTCATACTGTCCAATCTGCTGATGCTTCTGCTGAATTTCTCCATCAATGCGGGCAACCTCTCTGTCCGCTGCATCAAACTGCTGGGCAAGAATATCGCTACCGACTGTCTTGCTTTCCTGTTCAGCCTTTTCGGTTGTCAGGTCTGCAACTTCCTTGGAATACTCCATAATGGCTGCTGTCAGCTCTGTAATTCTCAATTCGGCGTTCTTTTTCTGTTCTGCGGCTACGGGCAGTCGCTTCTCATCTTCAAGGAAGTGTGCCAGTTCTGCAATCGTGGTCTGGACCTTTTCGTAATTGCCCATATCCGTTGCAATGCTTTCCAGCTCGTCCCTGCAAGACTTCAAATCAGCCTCGATGTCCTTTACTCTGGCCTCGCTTTCCTCAATACGCTTGCCCATCTCTGCGACCATTTCCTCGGCTGCTTTCAGGTCAGCCTTGGCAACCGCCAAATCGTTGTATTGCTTCTCGCTTGCTTCCAGACCTCGTAGAACGCCTTTTAAGGACGTTTCTTTTTCAGGGGTATAATTCTTCGGCACGAGTGCTTCCGCTTCACGTAGGGCTAAATCTGCCGCCTGTACCGTGGCAATAATCGTTGTCTGGTATTCGTCAAACTCCTGTAATGCTCCGTCTATCGCATTTTTCGCTTCAAGGGCATCCGCAAGGAACTTGCATCGAACTTCCTCGGCATACGGGCAGTTGTTTTCTTCCAACAGTCCAGCACGTCTGCGGAGGTCGGCAATCTTCAAATTACGTTCATTCGTGCCAGCCTCTCCATCTCTACGAGCCTTATCTGCCACTGCCTTTGCCTCTCGCACTTTTTCCACAGCGGCATCATACTCGGCACGAGCTGCCTCACATTCAGCAATCGCTTCCTGTGTCGCCACATATTCAGCGTGGGCTGCTGCAAGCTCTGCCTCTCGCTCCAATAACTGCTGTGCAGGAAACAGCTTTGCCAGCTTCATTGCCGACTGCTTGCGTGTCAGCTCTGCTGTATATTCTTTCGCCCTCTCCAATTCGCCCGTAATCGCCACAATACGTTTGGTAAGGGTATCGTGTTTTGTCTTTGCTCCAAGCAGTGCCTTTTCCTGCTCCTGTGCATCGTGGTATGCCTTAACCCCTGCGGCAATCTCATCCGCTGTGGCAAGAATACCGTCTGCTGCCATAACCACACCACGCTGGGCAGTGATTGTAGCCTCGGCTGTTGCCTTTTTGGTGGATAACGTCATAATCTGGGAATTGATTTTGATAACCCTTTGTGCCGCATCCTCCATCACTGACAGTGCCAGCTTCAAGCTGTTTGCTCTCTCTGCCGCATCCTTTTTCGTGGCTTCCAGCCCCTCCAATTCAGCACGGACTGCCTCGACCAGCTTCTCAATTTCCTCGACCTCCTGTGTGCCATCCAACAGAATTGCTGTCTTTTCCTTTGCAATTCGGATGTCTCGGCTCACATCAGTCAGCTTTTTCCAAGCCAGCACCTGCATATCCTCATAAGCTCCAAGCCCAAGGATATTCGCAAGGATATTCATTCGGGCATCTTTATCGGCTGTCAGGAATAATCCGTACTGGTCCTGCATAATCAAAGCTGTCGCTTTCAAGGTCAAGCTGTCCATTCCGATGGTGTTCAAAATCTCCTGCTGGGTGTCTCGGATTTTTTCGCAGCTCCTGTCTTTCCACTCTCCGTCCACCATCTCCGCAAGGTTTAATGTTGCCTTGCCTGACTTCATTCTCGTGCGGGTAACTCTATAAAGAGCCTCGCCAAGTCTAAACGTGAACTGAATACTGCCGCTTCGTGCATCAGGATTGTTGCTAATCCATCCTGAAATGTCGCCCTCTCGTGTTTCTTCAAAGAGGCAATCGCACATTGCATCCATAAACAGGCTGCTTTTTCCAGCTCCGTTCTCACCGTTGATTGTGCAGAAACGGATTGCTTCAAAGCTGAACGTCTCTTCCTTGTAGTTTCGGTAATTCTTGACAGCAATCTCCACTGGTGTAAATGTTCCTGTGGTCTTTGCCGATAGGTTTTTCTCCACAGCCTCGGAGATAATCGGTAAGGCTCGTTCTATAATTCGCCCTGCATCTACCTCTGCAACCTCACGCTCGGCAAGGTAGGCACGTAGATTGTCCTCTGGGCTGTCATCATCTTTCAGTGCATTCTTGCTCACCGTAACGGTGATTTTCTGCGGCGTAATCTCCTGCACCCAGAAAGCACCCATTTCGTAAAGTTGCTGCTCCATCAAGGTTTTGTTCAAAGCCTTGTTATGCTCGTCTGTGCAGTTATACAGAACTCGCACAATTTTCTCTGCAACCTCATTCTCGGTGGCAGCTACCGCAATACCAGCAACGAAGTCTGCAATGTCTTTATCTTCCAGATAAATTGTTTTGAACTCACGTGTAGGCAATGCCACAAATTCGCTGTTTACAGCTCCATCCTCGGCAATATCGTGGATATAAAAGCCTCGTTCCTGTCCCTCATCGTTGAAATTCAGGGCTGATACAGCTCCGCAATAATACGCA